ATCTGTAGACAGGGGCTTAGAAAATACAACGTCGTATTGTCCAACTGCGGGGGTAGTGCAAGAAGCAATGTTGTAATTTCCGGCAACAGTACCATCACTTTTAATTACTCCCCAAGCACTAGCGCCTTGATAGTTGACACCGCCAGGGCCGCCGGTTGAATTAACAGTGACGACACCTTTGCCATCAGCAGGTGTCAGCGTGATGTTATTGCCAGCGATTAATTGTTCAACACCGCCGCCGCCTGAGCCATCACCGCCGACGTTGCTGGTTTGCACCCATTGGCCGTCGTAATAGAGATATAGCCTGCCGCCATTGCTATCAGCGCCGTCGCTTGAATCCCACCACATGTCACCTTCGGACGCACCAGCGGGTGGGTCCTCTGATGTGGTCACACTTGCGCCGCCACCTTCGCCTCCGCTGTTTGGTGTGGCTGGCACCCACTGGCTTGAGTCGTTATCGGTGTACCAGATGTAGAGTGCTGATGTATCGCCAGAGTCCCACCACAGGTCGCCTTCGTTTGCTCCTGTTGGAGCGGTGTCGCTGATTTCTACGCTCGCTCCAGCGCTGCCGGAGGATTCAAACCATACGGTGCCATCGTAGAAATAGCGTCCAGCGGGTACTTCGGGGTTTGTGTCTGGGTTGCCGGTGGCTACTACCTGGACTTGGTCGCTGACGAGGAGCGTTCCAACGCCACCGATTTGGCTGCTGGCTGCGAGGGCAGTGTTGATTGCTGTGGTTGTGTCGCCACCAACGAGGTTGGGGTCGTTGTTGTCTAGCGAGAATTTGCGGTTAGGTGGTGCGTTGAGTTTTCGTATCGCTCCAGCGGAATCGAGGATGTAGAGCGCTGGGTCTGTATTGACGTAGTTAAGCCCAAGTTCTCCTGTTTCCAGGTCGGTGCTGACGGGGGGAGTCGCAACACCGCTGACCGCAGCCTGCGAATGCTTGAGGATGATCTTGAGAGTCATGCCTTCATTCTACGGAGCGTGTGCCTAGTCTATTTTGGGCGGCGCTGGCGATTATGCCAAGGAGCGCACCACCATTATTGCTTACTTCGTTCCTAAAGCTTTCGACTGCTGCGCCGGCTTCTCGGGCTTGTTGGGTGTTGTCTACTAAAAGGGTGGGGAGCCAGGCTACGGCACAGCCGTACTCATCTATTTCTTTGCCTGTGTTGGGGTTTACTCCACGCACTTGGGTGAACCAGAGGCATTCCAGTTTTTTGCAGGGGCCTTGCACTAGAGGGCAGAAAGTTCCGTTTTCTAGTTGCATTAATCCCTGGCAGCAAATATCACGTCAACATACTGGACACGCATGTCGAGGCTGTTGACGGTCAGGCCGTGGTTGTGTACCCCGTTCCCGCCGTTGTTTTGGATTGAGATTCCAATTGTGGTGGCGTTAACGCCAACACCAATGCCGGTTTTTGCACCGCTGGTGACTTGGTTCCGGTTGAAGCAGTCGTTGTCACCGTTGCCACTCTCTGAACTGCCGTCAGCTCTACCTGCGTTAAAGGCGTGAGCGTGGCCGGGGTCGCTTACGGTTGTGCTGTGGCTGTGGGGGTTTTGAGAAACACCGTGGGAGTGGGGCGGTATTTGAGCCAAGGTCAGCCTGTGGTTACTGACTGAACCGCTTTGGGATCGGCTGGAGAATGCAGATGTGAACGTTAGGTTGCCACCTTCAGTGACTGAGCCGCTAACGACACGGAGAGCGCGGTTGTCCCAGGTAGTTATTTTTGTCCATCCAGTTGGTGCGGCTGTTTGGCGGAACAGCATTGTGGTTCCACTCTCGAAACCACTCAGTAAATCCCATTGACTGTTGACGTCATCCCAGACTTTTAGCTGGAGCGGTTGCACACCGTTGTCCACCCACATCATTCCTTCGGGAGGGAGATCGGGAGGATTCGCACCAACGTATCTGCCGTACTCTTTTACCCAGCTGGTGCTGGGGAGTCGCTGTGTTCGGTTGTCGCTAGGGGGTACGGTGTCTAGATCAAGGGTGGGCGTTCCAGAGAGGGTGACGTCTTCGGGGTTGACGACTTGGGTTGTATAGGTTCCGCTGACGTTGCCGAGTGCTTGTGATATGTACTCTAGTAGTACTCCGATTTCGTAGCGGAACTCTGAGCGAGTGACAGATATGTTGTCGAGATTGCCGCTTTGTTCTGACTGGGGGAGATTTGTTGTCATCAGTAACCGACAGCCGTTGCGTCAATAAAGGCGGGGATGATTGCCCCTGCTGAGTCTAAAGCCCGTATTTCGAAGAATCTAGGATCTTTGCCCATCAGCAATGCGGCGCTAGGTGTTGGGCCTCCACGCGGGTCTTGGAATGTGACGTTGACAGCCTTGCATTTGTTTGGGAAGGGCTTATCGAAATAGACGCGTTGCGTTCCAGCGTTGACGGTGATGTCTTCAAATGTTTTGATGACGTCTGGGTAGTCCAGCTCTACTTCGACGATGGCAAGACCAGTTTTTTGTACGCCATCTACGGAACGGATGCGGCAGGCAAGTTCGTAGGGACCGGGTTCTAGTTTTTCGAAGGGGACGTATGGGTGGAAGTCGACGCCAATTTCGTTTTGTGTGTCTAGGTACATGTAGTCAGTTTGTGGCTCGGGGTACATCGGATCACCCTGAGGGTCTGGGTACATCGGGTCGTTGACATCTGTACCGATGCGTCTTACGAACCATTGGTAGGTGCCGTTGCTAGTGGTGTGGATTAGTAGGCCCGCTCCAGTGGATGCAACGTCGATGGCAAAGAAGTATTCGCCGTCTTTTGTGGGGTCTATTTGCTGGAGAGCAGTGGGTTTTGTGTTGATGTTGCCTCGGGGTTGGAGGTCTGCGTTGTTGTATGGAGCAGTTCCTTGTTGGAATTCAGGGCTGTTGTAGTTGGGGCCGTCGGTACAGATGCTTACGTCTGCGTCGTTGATGACGTCACTTGGTGTGTAGGTGCCTGGCTGTGGGCCGCAAAGTACATAGCTGTTGCCCCAGTCGTAGCCTGTGCCGATGATTTCTAGGTTTTCTTTTTGGCCGTTCCAGGTGGGTTGGGCGGTGAAAGTTTCGACAACGTTGGTGGGGATTGCGTCACCGAAACCGGTGATGATTGATGCTTGGTTGTCTGAAGTCCAGCCGGTTTTGTCGACGGAGCGGATCATTACGGTCCACGTTCCACCGTCGAAGAGGTTTGTTTCGAAGTAGCGTTGGTCGCCTGGGACGCCGTCAGCAAATAGGGGTACGCCTAAGTCCCAGATGTTTTGGAAGCCTGCTTTGTAGCGCACCAGGAAGCGGTCGATGTCTGTGACTTTGCCCAGGGGCCAGTTGGGGGTGACGATTACTTCGCCGTCGGGTGCGACGTTATCGATTTCTGATGTGGGGAGGCTCCAGCTGAAACGGCGGCTGGGGGCTACAGATTCTTTGTCGGTGTCGGTGACAACTACAAAGCGGTTGGGCCATGGGGGTACAAGGTCGTTGCGGTCTACCAGGCTGCTGGCATAGGTTTGGCCTCTGAGTCCGATGACAAAAGTGTTGAAGGAGATTCGGCAGTCCCAGTTGGTGTCGGCGTGGAAGACACAGACGGCGTAGTCAGGGACTGGGTAGTCGTTATAGATGTAGAAACCGTTGGGTTCTGGGCCTTTGATGCCTACTGCTTCACGAGGGGTTAGTGCTCTCTCAGGTTTTACTTCGAGTTGGACGCTGCGGATGTAAGGAGGTAAGGGCAGCCCGCCAAAATCCCAGGTGAATAGTTGGGCGCCGCTTGCCTGGTTGTGGAAGGTAAGGATTGTGTTGAAACTGGTGATGTCTGGCATCGGGAACCAGACCCAGATGTCATCGGCGGTGAGGTTTTGCGTCCAGTTGGATTCTTGGCCGAGACGTCCCACCGCACATAGTTTTACGCGGAACTTGTCGCTGATTGTTAGTTGGTCGAGGGGGATTAGCTCGATGTTGTCTTGCTGTCGTTCGGTTTCGTACCAGACATCTGACCAGATGATTGTGTTGTCGGCTTGGACTGAGCCGGGCTGCCATTTCAGGCGGTATTCGCGGACGGTTAGGTCGTAGTCGAAGAGGGTGACGCTATTGGTGGGGGGATCCCAGGTGACTTCGATTTTTGCTTGGTTGTTGTCCCAGACAACTTGAGCTTTTACGTTGGTTGGTACGTTTGGCGCAATGATTTTGAATAGGTAGTCCTCGTCTTCGTTGAGGGGAGTGTCAAAATCGACAGCGTCGTAGATGTCGCCTCGGTATCTGAGGGCGGTTAGGTCATAGATGCCGTTATCGCCTTCTTCGACGGTTATGACACGGAATTTTTGGGCGGAGCGGTTAGCAAACTCGATTAACCAGGGGAATTGGGGTTCGGGGGAGTCCCCGTAGTTGGTGTTTATGTTTATTACGTTGCCGGAGTGGGAGGTGATGTTTGCTTGACGCAGTATTGGGTCGCCGTCTACACCGCTGACCATCCAAGAGAAGGTCGCACCAGTCCAGCCTCCGGGGGGATCTTGGGGTGCTTCGTCCAGGGTTATTTGTAGGCCGTTGACTGCTTTTATGCGGCCGCCTGCACGGATGGCTGCCTTTGTGGTGTCTGCAATCTTGACGATGTCGCCGGGGCGGATGGCGGAACCGATCTCATTGGTTGAGAAGGTGACCGTGTCATCTAGTAGGCGCTCGGACAGTAGTGCCCAGTTTGCGGCGCGGAGTGCTTGGCCTCTGCTTGTTACACCTAGAAGGCGTAGGTCTAGAGGGCGGTAGCCGTGACGGATGTACGCTTCGTCGTCGGAGACATACTCGATGCGGGTTTCGTATTGGTTGGCTGGGTCGTCCCAGCTGGCTAAGACGACGGTGTGACGAGCCCTGCGGGCAGTGCCGCTGTATAGAAAGTTGCCCCTGCTTACTTCGCCGCTGTCATCGAATTGTTCGATGGTGTTGGCATCACTGAAGGTGAATACAGCATCCTTTTCACGGTCTTGGACCGTGATTGCCATGGAACCTGCGTAGTACAGCAATCCACGGAAGATGCTGCTCATCTGTTGGAGGACTGTCCAGGCTTCTTCCCCGCTTTGGAGGAGGATGTTGCATGTGAAGCGGGGTTCCGTTCCACCACCTGGGGCGTCTACACCTTCGTCGCAGTACGTTGCGATTTGGTACAGGCTCCACTTGTCGACTAGGGCTTCTGAGATGTATTGGCCCGTGCCGTAGCGGTCATTTAGGAGTAGGTCTCTCAGTATCCATGCAGGGTTGTCGGTGTAAGCAACTTTGAATAGGCCGTCCCAGTTGCCGCTGTAGGTGCGGGTGACTGGGTTGTAGTTGTTGGGTACTTGGACCCGGAGACCCTTCATGTCGCAGGAGACATTGGGGATTTGGGAGTATTGGTCGGCTCGGATGCCGAGGCTCAGCATGGAGCTGTTGGCATAGCTGAATTTTTGATCTAATGACAGCACTACTGAGCTGAAATTAAATGTGCTTTCAGGTATGTCGATTGCTGGGTCGTATGTGTCGTCGTCTGGTGTTAGGCGGACAACACTGATTGTCCAGAGAGGGCCTACTCCTTCCAGCTCAAATTCATGTGCGCGCTGGAAGCTGCTGCTGAACTTTCCCTCGATGTAGCTGTCGAAGTAGGTGCGTGACGTTCCAGCGCTGTCTGTTGCTTGGATTTTGTAGTTGACTTTCCAGGTTCTTACGTCGCCGTCGTTTCCTGATGTGCGGCTGCCGTCCACTGTTTGGATGTAGAGGGCTTGCCAGGTGAGTAGAACCCGCGCAAAGTATTTTGCTCCTACGACTGCGGGGTTGACCGCTTGTGTTATGGGGCTGTTGAATTTACATACGGAGTCAACACCGATTGTGTTGCTTACTCGGTTGAATCCTGGGACGCCGGTTTGAGAACCGTTGGGTAGGCCGTAACTGAAGACGAGGTCTTCGGGTTGTGGGCTAATTTGACCGTTGGAGCTGCGGATTGGGGTGTTGTCTAAGTAGACGCTGCGCTCCAGTCCCTGGATTGTGTTGCCTTCTGCGGGGCCTTCGATTTGACCTTCGCAGAGTAGGAACTGCAGTTGGGCAAAGCTGACAGATTGCAGGCGTTTGTCGTCCTGCGTTACTACCGGTCTGTCTGGTTCTTTCTGTTTTTGGTTGCCGCCGCGACTTCCGCCACCGCCGCCAGCACCGTGTATGTATTTCATTACAGTTCTTTCCTAGTGACGTAGCCGAGTAAGCCGGAGGTGCCGGATACGTTTATTGATCTGGATTCGGGAAGTAGGCGTAGGTCAAAAGAGACGAGTCGTGGTGCGGGAATGCGTCTTCTGCCGTAGAGCACAGGAACAACTTCTCCTTGGGCTGCGTTGGTTGAGTTACGTGTGAATAGGTTTGAATCCAGTTCTACGTTCTCTTGTTGTCCCGTTTTACCTTGCTTTTTTAAGACTGGGGTGGGGGTTAGTAGTGTTGCAATGCCGCCTAGGACTAACGATCCACCGAGAAGACCTAGTGCAAGGCCGCCACCAGCAACGGCAAAGGGAATAATTAGTGCTGCTGCAATTAATACAACGCCAGCAATGATTTGCAGGAATCCGCTGTCGCCGCCCGCACCACGGAGCTGTGGGGCAAATATGATTGTTGCTACGCCTGTTTCGCGCTGTAGCTCGTTCTCGTTTACTCCTTCGGCTTTGTCGGTGATGACGCGCCAGGCAACACCGCTTTCGTGTTGAGTTAGTACCCAGGCGCGTAGTCCTGGGCAGAGGACACACAATGCGCGGAATGCTTCGGCGGGTGATTTGACAGCAACGCGGAACTCACGTCCGAACTTTCTGCCCGCAGCACCTAGGAGTTTGACGGTGCGGACTTGCTCCAAAGGGGACCCGGTCGGATAACCCAGTTTAGACGACGCTCCCAGTAGCTACCGAATAGTTGTTTTCTGCTTTTGTGTTGCGCTGGGTGGTGCAAAAATGTACGCCGGTCTAGAAAAACTCCGACGTGGTCGGTGTGGCCGGGGTGGTTACCAAGATTTAGTAACAAAATGTCACCTTCTTGGTATTTGCCGTTGTAGACGGGCTCGCCGATTTCTGGCCAGGCCATGTCGAAAGGGTTGAATCCTGGTGTGTCCCATTCGCCCCAGGTGCCTCGGGGC